ACATCATAGTAGTGCTTGAAGAACTGATTGTTCACATCCGTAGCGGGTACGGAGAAGCTCTTTGAGATGGGGCTAAATACTACCGCAGGGTCACGAAGGTCAGCAAGGTTGTAGTCGATGCTGATGCTCTCATCTGCGTACAGGTCTAGGTAGCCTGTTGATGTTTGAAGCGTTAGAGCCATACTCGGTTTTTGACTTGTGCTGCGTATTCAAAGCTGAAGGTGTACTGCACGAGGTTGTCGTTTAAACTGGTCTTGTATTCCACCTGCGTATCCTTGAGGATGACGTATCGGTCTTGCTCCACCAAATATACGGCATCAGAAAGCAGCATCTCTTTGACCATCTGATTGTAGCCATCATTCAGGAAGCCCGTGTTGAGTACGATGCTATCCCTTCCGAAGTTGTTGAAGGTCTTGGTTGGTGATGCGGTTGCTGCGTTGTATGTCCAAGTGCTGCTCCCTATGGTTCCTACGTTGGTCTCGTAGCTCTCTTTGGTAGTAGCCGTTGAGGTGGTGCTTTTCTTGAAGGCTACGATATAATCCCAAGCACTCCATTTGTTCTGGTATGCGATGGTGATAGGCGTGTAGCGTGGCTCGCACGTAGGGTAGAAGCGGGTGGTGTATTCTGCATCATCGACACCCAACTCCAGCAATGCGGTATCAAGGCAAGCGAGAGCCTCTATGGTGCCTCCATCAGCCTTAACCCGTTGGGCATAGGCGGTGCTTATCAGGTTACCAAGCGACAGGTCGTAGTATAACAAATCCGCTATATCCTCTGGCTTCGGGTCAATGACCGAATCGTTGAGGTTAGCAGGGCCAGCAGGCAAGAACCAGAGCTTGTCCGTTGAGTCGGTAGAGTCCACCGCACCGAAGTCAGCGATGTCATTGACGGCAGTCTGCCCGTCTGAATACTCAACCCGCATACCATTCACCAGAGCAGGCACTACACCAATGGTCATAGCCTGTCCCTCTTGGATGTATTGTGTGCTGCTACCGCTGGTCATTACTCCCGTTGCGGTTGTTGCGTTTACGCCATCTACAAACTCCGTGTACCCGTCATACCCTTGAATGGTATTGGATGTTGCGCTTACTGCGGCAATGCCTCCAGCGGTCGTGTACTCACGGAACTTAACCTGCACATTGACTACCGTTCTTTCGTTGTCGGTAGCGGTTCCTGCTGCGTGGTCGATATCGGTCTGCGATAGGTACGAGTTTACGATGTTGCTCACATCAAAGTACCCGTACAGGTTGCTCACCGATTCCTTTGGTTTGATAAGGCGGTAGGCGTAGCTCACAGGTACGCTTGCGCTATCCCCAAACCATATGAATACATCAGCAACGTACTTGAATCCTGCGTTGCCTGAGTTGTTAGAGCTTACCGCATAGACCATAGGGCTTCCTGCGAAGCTGCGAGTGGTCGGCTGCTGGTTGATAGTAATTGCCATTACTTGTACTTTTTATTCAGTTGGTTGATGGTGAACTCTAAGAAGTCCTCCACGTCAAGGCCGTATGCCTGTTGTATTTCTGCTGGTAGTTTCTCATATCCCAGATTGAAAGGGCGTGAGTAGAACTCACTTGGCTCGATTCCTTTGGCCTTTATCTTAATCATGACCTTCCTTGCGGTCTCAGCATACGACAGGAGCTTGCCCTTGTTATCACGGAACTGAAACTTCCTGCGAGCAACCCAAGCATAGATGGGGCCGAATGGGGGCATTTTGCCTGCCTTACGTCCCTTATCTACCCACTCACCATACTCAGCCATCAAGAAGTCAAAATTCAAGCTATTAGGGCCTGTGGTTACTTCGTATGCTAGCGAGTTGTAAAGGTTATTGGTTACGTTCTTTTTCTTGCGGGTTAGGTTCTTGCGGCTTTCAGCAACGAGGTACTTCCCAAACTTCTCAAGAGCAAGCTGGGTATTCTCCGCTTTTTTGAGGTTTGGATTACCCTTTGCCATTTAGCAGATGATGGTCGGGTTCGGAGTCTCGATTTCCAGCGTGGCCTTCCACCCGCATAGCGTGTTCTCAAAGTCCTCATCGAACGGCTCGCACGTTGGGTCGTTGACAAGGCGGAAGCCATCAGAGTAAAGGTCACCCCTGCGTAGGGATGCAATCATCTCTTGCAACGTGAATAGGCTGCGGTGGTAGATGTCTTGCTTCTGGGCTACGCCTTCAAACGAGTAGGGTACTACGTTCGGGTCTTGCTTTGAGTAGTCCACCACATCCATCACCAGCACGTCAATCGAGTAGATGACCGTGCGCTCCAATACGTCTGCCGTTCCCGTGAGGATATGGCACAAAGGGAATAGGGTCATCTTACGCATATCAACGTCAAAGATGTTGCCCCACGTTACTGAGTTCACATAGGATGCTGATTCGGCTGCTGATTGCAGAGCCTCGCATACCTGATAGTAGCCGTACTTCATAAATAGAAAACCACTTAACGGCTATTCTGCCGTGAGAGCTGCGCCTCTAGTTTAGCCTTGTCGGTTTCGTAGGTCACCCACATCAGGCATTGGTACAGAGGTAGGTCGGTTACCGCTTCAAGGTTTTGTACAGACCCCGCAGCAAGTTGATGGAGGACTGCATACCATCCCCATCGCTTTCCAAAGGCGGTTCTGGCATCGAGGATTTCTCTTGTTTCGCCACTTGCTTCAAATAGGTCAGAGAAGACATTTGCAGTCCTATCTCTAAACGATAAAAAAAAAGCAGCGCACCTTGTACAATGTCCATTGTGATGTCCTCGAATGCTGCTCCATCGTGCTTGTCTGGGTGATACTTTTCTATGTCGTGTCGACCATACTGCTCCTTTACCACAGGTCGGTAGAGGATGCCCAGCCACTTGTGAGCGTTCTTGATTGGGTCTTTCATATACTCCTCCAAGTCAACAAACTCACCGAGTGAGATATCCTCCAGCTTGGGATGGAATCCGTACTTCGTGTCACCGATTGTCACGAACCGCTGCAAGGGAGGGTTCTCGGTGAACACACCTGCGATGATGGTCTTGATGTCTTCCAGCTCGCTGATAGGGAACGAGGCTTGCTCATCCTTATCGATGCCGCAGAAGATAGCCAACGCCAAGTCCTCAGCGGTCTCATCAGTAGGGTTGGCTCCCATAAAGCGTTGGAAGTCCTTGAGCTTGATGTCAGCCCATACGGTTGGGACACTTATTGTGCGTAGCATTGTTGGCGGGTATTGTTGATGTTCTCAATAGAGTAGAACTGCACATCCTTGTGAAGCTGCTCGGCTAAGGCCTTGCATCGTTCAGGGTCTAGGTTCTTCAGTTCTTGCTCCCAATGGGCAGGGCCCTTGCAGAGGATGGAGTTGCTCTCGTTTAGGAATGGCGTGTATGGGTGCATATCCTGTGCGATGATGCAGGTCTTGGTAAACCCAGCCTCCAGAGCCTTTAGGTTGGACTTGCATTTATTGAAGGTACTCGGAGCAAGAGGTGCGATACTCACGTGAATCTTCTTGTAGAGCTTGCCGTAGTCAGACCAATCAGCCCTCTCAAACTCATTAGAGGCGTTTAGACGCTCTTTGTAGTACGGGATGGAGTACGAGTTCAATCCTGCTAAATTGATGCGATTGTAGGTCAAATCCTCATCGTGGTGCAATGCACCCATATAACCCACGTTAAAGCCATCCTCTTTCTCGATGTCCTCCCATTGCGTTCTTCGATTGTCGATTGCATTGGGTAGAATCCAGATGGGGACATACGGGTTCTCCTTCTGCACCTTCTCAGCGAGGTAGGCATTGGTCGTGTGTATCTCGTCCGCTATCTTCAGAGTCCACAGAATGTCTTGGGTTTTCTGGCTGCTTCGGTTGGCGTGGCTGCGGGGCAGCACCCACCAGTCATCAATATCGAGGATGAGCTTGATGTTGTTCTTCAGCAGCATTGCTTTGAACGCTCGGTGATTCTTCGAGCTTACGCCACGATTCACCACGAGGTGGGTCATCACGTCCTTATATTTGTCAATCTCATCAAGCTGCCCGAACTTGACTAAGAAGCCCCGCATCAGCAGGTCTTCGTATGGTATCTGGAGTCGGTGGTAGAATACGCCACCTTGTTGGCCTGCTACAAAAATCATCGTACTGAGTATCTCCCGAAGTTGGGATTGTTTTTCTTGCTAAAGATAGCGTATCTCGCTGCATCGATTGCGTGGTTAAAAGCATCGATTGGCTTGTTCAAGAGGTTTCCGTTCTTATCCTCTACCCATTTGTAGTTACGCATCTCCTTTTCTAGGTTGCTGCTTCGTGGGGTGATGAATAGCTTATAGCGTTTCATTATGTCAATGCCAGCGTTCACGCTATCCGCACCCTTTGAGGTGGGCTTTACGTTGAAGCCCCTGCGGTATAGTTCCTCGATTGACTTGGGTTCTGCGCTATCAGCATACACCTCACTCCTTCGGTCTACCCCTAGCGAGGTCAGCACGTTGGCGATGTCGTTATTGGTTAGCCCCGTCTGGTAGAGTAGCTCATCAAGGTACAGGCATCCATCAGCTTCGTATACCGCTACGAGGGCGGTGGGGTCATTCGTGTACCCGAAGTCCATTCCCATCGACAAGAGCCTTGCGTTATTGGGTACGTCTGTTGCTCCGAACTGGAAGATGGTAGCACGGCTCATACCACGCTCACCCAATCCATAGATTCTCCAGTAGTCCTCATCGGTATGCTGGAGGCGTTCAATCTCCTCTACAATGGAAGCATCTAGGAAGGGGTTATCCTTGTAGGTACTTTGTATGTACGTTACATCGTCACGGGTTAGGAGCTTGTCGTATATCCAGTGGAACGCATCCGATGGGTTGTAGTCAATCCAAATCTTTCCTGTGGTACGAACCAAGAGCTGAAAGAAGTCCTCCCAAGAGAGTTCATTGGCCTCGTTGCAGAATAGGTAGTCACGTCTTGCTCCACGTTTCTTCTGCGGTTGGTCAAGCGAAATGAACTCAAAGAGGTTGCCGTTGAGCGTGTAGGTGTAGTCGCTCTTATTGTGGCGAGCCTCATCGTAGAGGTCTAAGTTGCGAAGGATTTCAAAGAAGTCCCTGTATGCCGTCATCTTGAGTGAGGGCAATGACTTACGCACAATAGAGTAGACCTTCCCCTTCTCCTGCATTGCCATAATAATTAGCATCTGCAAGAGGGAGTAGGTCTTCCCAGAACGTGAGCCTCCTTGATTGACTACTATCCGTGTGGGTGCGGTGTAGTTCCTTTCAAAGAGTTCACTTGTCTTGACTTCCAGAACGGACAATCTCTACTTTAATTTGGGTTAGCTCATCAGAGACCTCGTGTGAGTTCTCGACTCTTGCAAGTTTGGGGGTCGTGTACTCCGCCATCTTGTTCAAGAGGTCGAGTGCGCCCTTCGGGTCATCGGCTGCAACTTGCGTCAGCCAGATGGTCATATTCTCAAGGTTCTCCTCGATGAGCTTCTGAAAGGCCTCACGGATTTTGTTGGTGCTTTTGTTGGGGATGCCAGCGGGCCTGCCTGATGGGTTGAGGCTTGGGCCTCCCTTTACTAGATTGGGGTTTCCTTTTGGCATTGTTTAGATGTTTTCTAAATAACCTACAATTTGCTCATTCGCAGAGCGTGGACTGCCAAGAGCATCTCTTTAGTGAATGTTGTACCGAAGTCTGCTTCGTGATGACACTTGCCACATAGGGCCATTAGGTTCTCTATTACGTCTCGGCTCTTGCTTCCACCCATCCCTCTTGGCACTATGTGATGTACCGAGTTCGCTGGTGCTTGACACACCTCGCAACAGATAAAGTCCGTTGTGTCGTATCCCATTGCCTTGAGGTATATCTGGGTGTGCTTTTTCATCTGAGGGCGTTGTAGTAGCAAAGATACGCCTCTACGCAGATAAGGTCTGTCAAGCCTGCTGCTGCGTTAGCGAACTGCCCATCGGCTTCGTAGATGTTTGCAAAGCGTAAGCCCTTTAGTTGGGTTGGCCTGAACATAAAGGATGCGGTGTCTATGTTCCCGATTCTTGGTTCGTTTGTTGGTCGGAGCCTACCCTCCTGTCCCCAAGTAACGATACCAGCGTTTAGGTAGAGTAGGGACTCCAGCTGCTGGATAAACTTCGGGTGTAGTATGTTGTCATCATCCAAGAAGTATACCCAGTCATTTTCGGTGAACGAATCTTGATATAGGTCTAGGAACTCATTGCGTAGGGGGTTGCCCCAGTTGCCTGTGTGTCTAGAGTAGTGGGTGATGTTTGCACCGCTTGGTGCTTTGTAGTCTGTCGAGGCATCCATCATCACGACCCACGTAAGGGCAGAGGGTATTGACTTACGGATTGTAGCGAGGTTCTCAGGGCGAGAGCAGGGAGTGACGATATAAAGCATCACTCGTAGTGTTCCCCAGTGTTACCGTTCTGGCCTATGATGTCCATACGTTTGTTCATCTCTTGCTCTTGTAGTTCCCATTCAAGGTCTCGCTGGTGATTAGCGCAGCTTCGTACCTCTTGCATTTGGTTTCGTTCCCATTCACGCATAGCGTAGCGTTCAAGGTGGCTTGCCCACATACGAGCAGCTACGGCTCTGCGTTGTGGTTTAAACGGATAGGTGCTGCGTAGGCGAGCCATTGCTATCCTCATAAATTGCTCTCTCATAGGTGTAGTTCGTTTTCGTTTAGGATGCGGTGAAGGGTGTTGCGTATCTTCTCATACGTTTCGTGTTCCAAGTCAGGCATTGAATCAGGAGCGTACTTGGTCAAAGCTCGCAGCTCGTTATCCATTACCCACATAGCGTACTTCCATTTAGCACCATTGACTGCATCTTGGAACTCCTCTTGCTCATCGGGTAGGTTGTATTCAAGTGTTGCTTTCATTTCTCGTTTGTTTTAAAAGTTTCATTTAATAGTTCTGCTAACTCTTGAGCATCTTCTCCAATAGAGCCAATCTTCTCACCATCTAAGAACACATCGTATCCGTAGGTATCGCAGCATCCATCTGCGCAGGTATGGTTGTATGGTTGTAGTTCTATTTTCATTTCTCGTTGCTTTTAAAGGGGTCGAATTCGACTCCTTATAGTTCTCCGAAAATGGTGTAAGAGTCCAAGTCCTCACCCAAGATGAAGAACTGCTTGTACAATTCTATTGCCTCAAGCGTTTTTCTTTCGCCTTCTGCTACAAATTCAGGAGTGATGGAGTAGATGCCTACATCCAAGCTCGCCTTGTCAATAGCGATAAAGTAGAACTTGTCAATCGGCACACCGAACAACCGAGTGTATATGAATGCCTGCACATCGTAGCCGTACTTCTTTGCAGAGTAAGGGAATGCACGAAGGTCTTGCGTACTTTTAAGGTCAGCCAAGAAACCATCAGCGATGATGTCTGCCTTTGCACGAAAGGGCATACCCTCTATCAATCCAATCGCAGGCTTCTCAAACTCGCAGCCCTCAATCATTGACAGGAAGTATTCGTTGCGAAGCAGGGCATCAGCGATGCGCTGCGCTTCATCCATCTCCTTACGGGTGCAGATGTTGCGTTGGCCTTTTGCTTCTTGCCACGCCTTTGCGTTCTTGCTCTGGACTTCAATCACGTTGTACTCCTCCACACGGTGAGGCTCAAGAGCCATCAGGTGAACGAGCCTACCTACTGAGAAGGCATCGGAATCCTCCGAGCCGTACTTGGTAACGTAGTGTAGGTCTTTGGTGAGGTTAATAATAATTTACAAGCTGAAGATGACAGGGCATTCTTTGACAGGTTGCCGTAGTAGAAGTCATCATCGTGCATCTTGGATTTGATGGTTTCTAAATCCCAAGTGCTTCCATCAAGTAGTTCTATAATTTTCATTGTTGATTGGTTTTGAATAAAGGTAAACAATTTTTTGCAACTTCCGACACAACATCAACGGTTACTGCGTTGCCACATTGTTTGTAGCGTTGGGTGTTGCTCATTGGTTTGACCACACCATCGTAGTTGCCAAAGGCGGTGTGGTTATAGGGGAATCCCTGTAAGCGTTCGCATTCAATAGGAGTAAGTCTTCTGATGCGATATTCCTCTTTAATAATCAAATCACTCTTGCCTGCGTTTAGAGCAGGAGCGTGACCATCTGCATCATACACTCGGTCTTGTTGGTATGGTTGAGTTCCACCATTGGAATCAAGCTTTATTCCAATTTGTTTTACTTGAACCCTCATTGGTGATTTGTAATCGCCTGAAGTCAGGGTGCGAGCGATGCCATCTGGGTCATATACTCGTCTTGATTGCACATCGTTTTTGCAGCTTGCTATAACATTTATTTTGCTTAAAGAAGTTTGCTCATTGCTTTCTCCGATAGGAAAAACTCCTCGCCAACCTGCCACTGTGGTTGTAGAATATCCGACAAGGTAAATTCGCTCTCTATTTTGGGGTAGAAACCACGATGTATTAAGCAGTTGCCATTCAAGTCTATAACACCCAATGTTGGCAAACTCTTGGAGGATTGCCGCAAAGTCTTCGCCAGAGTTGCTGGAGAAAGCTCCTTTAACATTCTCCCAGACAAATACTCTTGGTCGGCATTCCCTAATGAGGCGAATTGCTTCAAGGATAAGGCTGCTTCGTTCTCCTTCCATTCCTTTACGTTTTCCAGCAAGGCTGAAATCTTGGCAAGGACTTCCAAAGGTGATAAGGTCAATGGCTGGGAGGTCTGCTCCCCGAACATTTGTAACTGAACCGACATAAGTAGAGGTTGGGAATTGATGTTTGTAAACTGCGATAGCGTGTTGGTCTATCTCCGAGAAGTAGGATGTGACTTTGTATCCTGCTCTCTCAAAGCCAAGATGGAATCCACCGATTCCGCTAAACAAGTCAAGCTGGTTAATTTTCATAGAGCGAATCAAAAAATTGTTCTTCTGACTTGCCTGAATCGTGCTGCACCTTGCCCAAGTAGTAGGCTGATTGGATTGTGTTGCGCTCAAAGTGAAGGAAAGCCTCCTTTGTTGCATCGCTAAATTCGGGATGGTTCTCAAAGAACACGGTGAATGGTGTTTTCATTTTAGTATTCATCTGCGGCTACTGACGTTGCCCAATTAATCCACTTGTAGTACAACTGCATATCCATCTTGGTAGGTGGGTTGCTGATGTTTGAGGTGGGGTACGCTCCGATATGGTCTTCGTAGTCGTTCTCCTCAACGTACTCAATAGTCATTTCATACGTGTACATCTTCATTGGTGATTCGTAGCCAAGCCATTCAGCGAGGTATTCTTGGTCGGTTCCTGCTTCTACGGCATCCCAGTACTCTTGAGGCATCACGTTGGAATCTTCAAGCCACATATGAAGGTCATCAATTTCAAAAATCATAGTCCAAAGTATTGAAGGGTGAATAGGTAGGCGAGCGTTACCGCAAAGACGGCAACCGCTTGGGCGATAAAAGAAAGTATGTTTTTCATTTTGATTGGTTTTATTAAATTGATGAAAAATCTAATACTGAACGAAGCCCTTGAGATGTTATGGGAAGCCCTAATTCAGCAATAAGAGAACGAGTGACTAATCGAATACGTGTTTCTAAATACGATTTGTCAGAATTGTAATTGCAATGGTCCTTCGTAAGACCTTGATACAAACTCTTTAGTCGTGAAAGCTCTTGCTGCTTTTTGACAATGTAGTCTAATTGTTCTTGTGTCATCTGATTGGTTTTAAATGATACCCAAATGTATGCAGGTTAATTGAACCCACAATAGGCGATTCCTAAAAATCAATCATTTGAACCAAAACGAATATCCATTGCATAAAAAAGAGGGCTACTTGCCCTCCTTCCATTTAGCATAGCAGATTGCTAGTGCTTGCTCTGTTGATTCAGCTTCGGTTGAGGTGACCTCCATACATCGATGGATGTAGTCAGCCTGCTTCTCACCTGCTCGGGGTTCTGGTATTGGCATTTAAATTGACTTGAGTTAGGAACGAATGGTGCTTTACCATTTCTTTCAGGGGGGGAATCCAACCGAGTGCGTTGTTATCGCCTGTTGCACTATTGCCCACACTCTTGTAGCTGGACTGCATTAGGTGGTCGCAAAGCTCTGGGCGTTTAAAGACATACGCTATATCCTCTTTTGCCTTGAGGATGTACACATAGTAGTCGGCCTTGCTCGCTAGAATGCCAGAGTTTTTGTTCTGGTTCGTGTTCTTGTACTCGATGTACATATTCGGGTTCTCTGGATTGCCTCGCTTTTCAGCCCAATAGTAAGCCTTCTCATCGTACTTCACTTCAAAGGTGAATGTTCTTCCCTCCGTAGATGCTTTGAGGTCCCAGTCGTAGAATACTTCATCTAGTGCTGGCTCAATCTCAAAGCCTCTGAACTCTAGATACTGCCTCCACTTTGCTTCTCCTATCTTGCCTGCTGGATTCATTTGGTCTTTGAATAAAAGAGGCACTTGTCTTTCGGCACACGATAGAACTCATCCAAGCCGTTTCGCTCGTTTGTTGCTATCGTTTTGATTTCACGGTACTCCTCCTTGTAGATTTCAAAAGAATGAGCAATCAGTATAGCTTCGGTCTCAGCACACACAATCACGTACCAGAAGTCACCGTATTTCTTCTTGCGGCCCAAGAAGCTCACCGTGTCAAACTTAAAAGACTCAGCATCGGTGAACGGGTAGCCGTGCTTCACCTCGACTTCAAAGCCCATCAGCTTATCAGCCTTTGTGTCCAGAGCCAAGATGTCAACCTTGTAGTCCTCCTTCTCCTTCTCAATGATGGTGAACCTACCTCCGTGCATTTTAAGCCAGCGTACCAGTACCTCCTTGCCCCAATCATCATTGCGGTCGTAGGAGGCCTGTACAAACTTTCTGGCATTATACTTCATATGCTGCGTGCAGTTCAGTCAGATTGCCAATCCACTTGCTCCACAACTTAGGTGAGCAGGTGCAGGGCATATCGAACTTATGACGGAACACACGGGCGTGAATCTCTGCTATGCGTTGACGTTGGTAGTGCGTGAACTGGTGTGCGCCTATGATGGTGCCAATAAACTAGTACTCATCTTTGGTCAGGCACTCTGGGTTCTTGATGGGGAATAGTTTGTTGAGCTTTGCCTTTCGTGCATCGCATCCGCAGTCTACGCCTGTTGTTTCGCTAAACCAATCGACCGCAGCTTTGATTCCTGTGGCGGTGGTGATTGATTCTACGACATCACCCAAGCCCTTCGGCTTCCTTCCACGCTTGGTAGGTGTCTTCGGTTCGTTCTCTGAGTTCATCTTTTGCGATTTTTAAAGTGTTGCGAAGTGAGTCACGTGAGATGTTTGTGCCTCGTGCTAGGCTACTAACCGAATGCTCAAGGCTTAGCTTTAGCACCTCTCGGTCGTACCAGCGCAAGGCCTCGACCTCATCGTTCAAAGTTTGTAGGAGTTCTTCGTATCTCGCATCTTGCTCGTACGGATACTGCTCATCGGATGCTTGCAGCCATTCATCCAGCTCGGTGATGTCACCGAAGCTAATCTTCTGGAGCTTCTGTTTAGCCGTTGACAATTTGATACATAGATTCACGCAGGCTCGGTATACGAAAAAGAAGTTCACCTTCCCGTCTTGAGCGAAGTGGGTGCGGCCTTCGGCCTCCAGCATCAGCAGTCGGAGGAACACCTCCTGCACCACATCCTCTGCCACCTCATAGTCACCAGCGTACCCCTTGATAAAGTTCACCAGCTTCTTGCGATTCTCTATGTAGAATGCCTCAATCACTCCAGCTAAATTCAAATATGATGACGCCTATGGCCACCTGTATTTGGTGGATGGTTTCTTCCTCATCAAGGTAGTCGGTCTTCGACCAATTGAAGCCAAGCATAAAGCCGTAGATTGGGTAGATGCCAGTGTTAAAATTCATCGAATGTCTTTTTCAGAGTTAAATATAGTTCTTTATATTTAGATAACTCGGTGACCATATCGTTGAGGTGTTTGATTTCATTCGTGAGCGAAGTCAAATCAGCATTCTCAAGAGCCTCAATCGGGTTGTCATCACGCACCTCGCAAGCAACCTTATACGCCCAGCGGTAGTCCTTGTACAACATACGTGCCTCGTGTGTTTTGCAAGCGTGTACTATGCTGCTATGGTCTTTGTCTATAACGTGACCAAGTTCCATTAGGCTTGCGTGTTGGCGGTAGGCTTTGCAGAATGCGCCTCTTGCTAGAACGTACTCACGTTTGCGGGTGTCGGTGTCCGACAATCCCAAGCGGGTCATAAACTTAGAATAGTTCTGCTGAATCTTTTGTAGTTCGAACGCTCTCATCTGCACTTGATTGGTTTAAGCTCTTTTTGTTTGTATTTTTCTAAAATGTGGCTCATTGGTAAGCTATAATGCTTATGGTCTTTGAGCCGCTTTATGTTCATTGTGCTGCACCACTCGACAAGTTTGTCTCCTTTGTCTTGGATAATGGTGTAGTCAAGTACGAGGTAATGTTCGCCTTTTGCTTCAAAGCACTCGTACTGCTGAAATGGTGAGAGTATCTGCTTCATAGGTTGTCCTCGATTATGCGTTGTAAACGCTCTATCTCAAGCACCATCTCCTCATTGTTGATGCGGAGCCTTGCGTTGGCAAGCATCACCTCATTGAGTTTACTATTGGCGAACTGGCGGTAGTCGATGAACTGCTGAAGCAACTGGTCTGCATGATGGCAATTCATTACGTGGTCAAGCATCTCATCCTGTACCTCTCGGCCTTTGCTCTTGTCTGCTGCTTGATGTGCCAACCAGATAGCGGTACCCGAAAGCATCAGCTGCTTCTCCCGAATGTATAGGTCGTGTAGTTCTTCAGAAGGGTACATCAGCAGAAGGAGTTTGGTCTTCTTTAATGCCGAGCAAGTTACGACCATTCATCTTGAAACCGACATTACCAATAATGGACTGAAGCACAAGCGGTGTTTCCAATGGCGTAACACGCCCTCCCGTTTCCATCTCCTTGACCTTGCGTACGTGGATGTGGGTGTAAATCCAATCTTCAGGATGGCTCGCAAAACGATGTATCACGCATACGCAGTCGCTACGGTTTCCCCACTTGCCCCCTCCTTCAATATCGCTTGTATTTGGAGGCATTGGCATCCCTTCGTATGGATGTCCCTTGTAGTAGACCTTTCGCATTGCTTCGGTCACAGGGTGAGCATTTACAATCAGCGTGACGTTGTTCTTGTGTGAGAAGATTCGGAATGCTGATGCCACCTCGTAGTGGTATTCGTGCATCCCCGTCTTGCCCAACTTCTTTTGGTCGGTCGTGAGTGAGTTGTACGGGTCAATCAATGCACCCGTATAGTCCCACTCGTTCTTGATGGACTCCATAATGTCCAAGAGTTCGTATGCGCTCAGTAGCCTGTTGCCGTCTATGAATTGAAAATACTCATTTACGAAGTCGAGCTTGCGGTGCATCGTCAGCTCGTCAATACCCTGAATGGGCTTGCACGCAAGAAACTCAATGAGCTTGCGCTTGAGTGAATGCACTTCGTTCTCGGATGAGTAGATGAGCCACTTCTTGCCAAAGTTGTACGACTGAAGAAGCATCAGGTACATCAAGGTGTGGGTCTTGCCCACGTTGGCGTGGCCTACCACTACGACAAACTCGCCATCTTTTAGGCGTAGGTATTGGTCAAGTTCCCACACGCCAAGTTTGCCTGTGTCGTAGTACTTGCCTTTAAGCGCACGTTGGAGGTATGGAAGCGATGCTTCGTTTGGAAGGAGGTCAGGATGTTTCATATTCTGATTGGTTGGAACAAATATAGAAAAGTATTTGAAATAAAAAAGCCTCCCGAAGGAGGCCTTATCACAACGATGCCAGAGAAACCAATCAGAAAGGCGATTCGTTGCGTGTAGCGAAGTGTTCAGTGTGTGAAGCGGGTGCTGCTGATTGACCAGACATCCACTTGTTGAAGGTCTCTGCGTTCGCCAAGATGGTGTTCACATCGTGAGCTGCTGCACAGGCGTACTCAACTGCTGCCTTCAGGGCAACTTGGCG